CTACACCAGCTTCCTCACCAACCCCAAAACCGCTCCGCCGCTAAAAAACTTATAAACGCTTATCCCCAAAAAAACAAGCAACAAAAGGGCCAGGCCTGTTACCCATTTTATCAAACTGCTTTTATCTGCTTTTAATTGCGCACTTTGGGTTTTTATAATAAGCAGGCTATCGGCTGCGCTTTTTTCTGTTCCCCGGCAAGCGTTTAATGCCCGGTTATCGGGTATGGTATCGTGGATGGTAGTATAAATATTGTTCTTGATGGTTTTACCGGGCAGGTATAAGGTATCCGGTTTACCCGGCGCACCGGGTATTAACCGTTCTATCCCGGCACTAACCACCGTATCGCTCACCTGTTTTATTATGGTATCACTCTTAGCTTTCCCGGTAAAACATGGGTTAAGCTGGTTTGATAATTTTGCAAATTCACCCGGATATTGTAACGACAAACCATCCATGCGTTTAACATCCCGGTTTGCGTAATAAGCCGATCCGCAGCCGGCAAGTAGTAATGATAATATTAATATTTTTTTCATCTGTTGTTATTTTTTATAGTGCTTTATTTCTGTTATTTCGGCCTGTAAAAGTGTTACCTGTCCTTCCAGCATTTTAAGGCGGATATTATTGATCCTGGTCTCTGTTTCCTGGGTGCTTTTAATCTCCCGTATATCGTTTTTTAACCCGAAATAGGCGGTCATTACCGATACCACTATGCTGGCCGTGCTTATTACGGTAACAACCATGTTCTTTATGGTAATACCTTTTAACTCGGTATGTTCAATAGCTGTCATGTGTTATTTGAATTATACGTAATTTGTTCCGGGGATAAACTTTTGGGCAGTGTGGAGGGCCATTAAGCCGTTTAAGGTTTGTCCGTATTTCTTTTCAAAATGCGGAAAATCTTCTTTCCCTTTCGGGAAATCACCGCCCCATTCCCAGCCGTGTTTTTTCATAATGGCTACAACCTTCATCCAGTTGGGCCCGATAGCCCAATCTTCTTTGCCGTTGGTAGTCATCGTTATATCAAATGCCAAACCCCAGTTATGCCATGATGTTCCTGCTCTTGCCCAGCTTACTATATTGCCCATGGGCTTAGCCGCCGACTTTCCGTCGGGATTAACCACCGTGCGCCCCAATTTGTATAGTGCATCGGTTCTTTCAAAACTCCGGAGCGATTCGCCAACCTGAACAATTACGTTTTCGGGCATCGCGGCCTGCACTTCCGTCCAGGCGTATGTGCAATCAAGCCTTGCGATTGGATGAAGCAGGTTAATTTGATTTATTGAATGTGTGTCCATGTTTTTATTTTTTTTGATTTCACTGCTTTGCAAGTTGCCTCACCTAAATCCTCTCCAAAGGAGAGGACTTTAACTGCGCTCTTTTTTTTACCCTCTCCTTTGGAGCGGGCAGGGTGAGGCATTTTTGGAGCGGACAGGGTGAGGCTTTACGCCGTTAAAAACAATTGGCTTTCTTCTTTACGGCGCTGCACCAGGGTTTCGCACACTACTTTTTTACCGGTCTTGGGATCGGTGATCTTGTTCCAGGCTGAAAAATGAGCGACTGCTTCGGTATAATTTTTTTCGTTCAGTTTAATCAGGAGAGTCGATTCTTCGAGCGCGCCGGTGCCTTCGTTGTAGGTGAATGAGACCAGGGCGTCAAACTGGTTTTGTGTAAGCGGAACTTTCGCAAACCGGTTTACCGCCTCTTCGTACTGGCCGAGCGTGTTCTGAAAAAGGGCGTCGGCCTGAGCTACATTTGCAAGTTTGTCGCCGGGTTTCACTGTTTTGCCGTCGTGGTACCGGGTCGAACCATAGCCTATGGTCCATACCCCGGCAACATCACGATAAGCGTCGAGGCGCAAACCTTCAAAGTTTTTGATTATCTTAAATCCGTTTTCGCTTAGTTTCATAATTTTTGTTTTTTTTAGTAATTTGTTGATTTGTTCAAAAGTTATTAAGCCTTACCCTACCCAAAAATGCCTCACCCAACCCTCTCCAAAGGAGAGGGCTTTAACTGCGCTCTTTTTTAACCGTCTGCAAGTCGCCTCATCCAGCCCTCTCCTTTGGAGAGGGTTCTAAAACCGTTCATAAAAAATCAGTTAAAGAATATGCAAATCGAAGCCCTCTCCTTTGGCGAGGGTTGGGTGAGGCATTTTTAGAGAGGGAAGGGCGAGGCTTTCATTTTATTGAACCGGAGTAACAGTTTGGGCTGGTGTAAAAAAGTTTTTTACGAGGTATGATAATCCGGCGGCTAAGGCAACGCCACCTATGGCTTTCCAGCTAAAGGTTAATGTGCCGGCCTGAACACTGGTTTCTACTGCGGCAATTACTGCGCCGCCGATGGCTACCAAAAGGCCTTTTCCGAAATCCTTAAAGTTTAAGGAGAATAATGATGATGTTTGCATGAGTTTGTTTTTTATGATGAGTTTTTAAACAGTTTTTGTAAATTTGTATATGGAAACAATAGTTGTACATCCAAAAAACCAAAAGCAATTGGCGGCAGTTGAAGCTGTTTTAAAGGCATTAAATGTAACCTTCAAAAAAGAAGAGGAAAGGCTCCTCTATAACCCGGAATTCATAGCGAAAATGAAGCAAAGTGACCAGGACGTAAAAGCAGGAAGGACCACCAAAATAGAACCTGCTGATATATGGAACTTAGGCTAACTGATACTGCAAAAGAGGATATAAAATTTTTTCTTAAAAGCGGTCAATCCAATATTGTAAAGAAAATTGAAAATCTCCTTGTTTCAATTAAAACGATGCCATTTAGCGGTATAGGTAAACCAGAACCGTTGAAACATGAATATTCGGGCAAATGGTCAAGAAGAATAGACCGGGAGAACCGTGTTATTTATGAGGTGATGCCCGATAAAATAATTATCCATTCCCTTAAAGGCCATTACTAAGCGGCCAAATCCGCCTCCTTCCGCACCCTGCCTAAACGGGGTTTCAATAACAGATATAGCAGCCCCGCCAACGGGAACTAAAAGGCCTTTTCCGGGGTACTTTAAAGTTTAAGGAGAATAATGATGGTGTTTGCATGGGTTTGTTATTTATGGGTTTGTAAATGGGAAGCTGTTTTCTTTTAGGGGCGGTTTATTTTTTGTTTATTTGAAAGAATGTTAAAAGATAAAATAGTTAGTATTCAATATTTGCGAGGGTTGGCCGCATTGGGCGTTGTTTTTTGTCATTTTGGTTCCAATCTGATTTCATATCCCCGACTATCACTTTTTTTTAATTTTGGACAAACTGGCGTATTCGTTTTCTTTTTAATTAGCGGATTTATAATTGTTTATTCATTAATTCAATCAAATTATAAATCCTCTCAGTTTTTTACTTTTTTGCTTAAAAGATCAATCAGAATTGATCCGGCTTACTACATTGCTATTTTATTAACTATTGCGCTCTTTAAAATCTTGTCATATATCCCTTCATTTAATGGCAGCGCAATCGCATTTGTTCCCGGACAATTCATTGCTCATATTCTTTATGTTATACCCTTTACAAAATATCCTTTTTACATGCATGTATTTTGGACGCTTTGTGTTGAATTTCAATTTTACCTTTTGATAGGTGTTATATATTTTCTATCTGATAGCCCACTTTATAAGTTTATTTTCCTTGTCTTATTTTCTTTAAGCAGCCTAATTCCGTTTTCAAACTCATATTACCTTGTTTTAAATTATGCTGCAATTTTTGCATTAGGTATTTCCCTCGTCACGCTTTATAAAAACAGAAACTGGCAAAATATCATGCTACCTGTGTTTTTTCTGATTTTGATCGCTTTTAAGTTTGGCATCCCCATTTTTATCTTACTTCTTTTATGCTCCATAGCTGTTTTTTATTTTACCCTAATTATAAAACCACTTGCATTTTTGGGTGACATCTCTTATTCTCTTTATCTAACCCATACTTTGACCCTTATTGTCTTTTCAGGGATTTCCAAGAGATTACATATTGACCTTAGCCACTATAAGCTATTTTGGCTGATTATTGAGGTTTTAGTTGCTGCACTTTTTGCGTATATTTTTTATCTGTTAATTGAAAAGCCATCTTTGCGTTTATCTAAGCATATATTTTATAAAAAAACTAAGGGTTCGTTATTGCAAACCCGTTTGAATTTAAAGTAGCTGGCGAAGTAAGTGTGTAAACACCCTTTACAGACACATTGCCCAGTAGCCTTTTTGCGCCCGATCCGTTTAAGGTTAAGTTTTGATAGCCCGGTGATGCAGGGTCAGAGGGCACAGTTATGTCCTGGTTGCCTGCCAATCCGTAAATAAAGGTATTTGCTGCCTGATTGCAATATAGCTTACCTGTAGTCATTGCCGCAGTGGCGTTGTTGTAAGTCATATATCCTCTATTATCTAATATAGAAGTACTATCAACTCCATTTATAGTTCCTGTTGTATATATACCAGCTTGTACGCCCTGATTTATTACTGTTAATGTTTTACCCGATGCTATTAAATAACTGATAGCTGTTGGAACGGTTACATTACCACTTCCCCACGTTCCCCAGGTGATTGATTGCAAAATATTAACCGCATTGCTGCCAAAATTTAAACCTGAACGTATATCACCACTGAAATTGCCTGACAAGTTGACTATAGGATTTCCGGCGCTAAAGTCTATCGTACCGTTTGATACCACAGCATTAAAGTTCACCGTCCCGGCTCCGGATTTTAATATTGATCCGGCATTATTTGTGTTATTTATTACACTAAAATTGTAAGATGCCAGTTGTAATGTGCCATTAACAGTTAGATTATTACTAACTGTTGTATTGCCCAACAATGTAGCCGTTCCGCTATATATATTTAAATTGTAATACGACAACCCAGGTATAGATGTTGTGCCGGATGCCCATATTGTAGATGTGCCGCTAAAGTTATAATTAAACACGCCTGTGGCCATAACTGCATTACTGTTACCAAAGCAATAGCTTGTCGAAACATTTAAAACGCTTGTACCATCAACGCCATTTACTGTACCGTTATTTAGCCATGCCGCAAGCCCGTTTAAAGTTAAGGTTACACCTGACGCTATTACAAAATTACAAGCGCCAATAGAGGCGGGAGAATTTCCCGAGCTGTAAAATGTCCAGGTGGAATTTGTAAGCAGGTTAAAAGTTCCAGTTCCAAAGTTTACGCTATTGCGCAAATCAGTGTTCATATTGCCCGACCAGTTGACAGTAGGGCTTCCTGTAAAATTAACAGGCCCATTAAAAAGACCTGAACCTGTTGAATTTGTAACAGTAAAATAGCCCGAACTACTGTTTTTACTTAGCGTTCCATTTATACTTAAATCCTTTACCGTTGCGTTATAGCTTCCTAATTCAAAAGTAGTGGACGTATCAACACTAAGAGTCCCTGATACACTAAGATCGCCTGATATAGTCTTTGTACTGCCATTTCCCGCAATTCGTAAATTGTAATAATTTACATTCGGAATAACGAAACTTGACGTAGATGTATAGTATATAGTTATATTGCTACTACTTGTACCTGTAACAAAATTGGCAAAAGAATTATTTACACCGCCTATATAAATTAAAGCCCCACTACCGCCATTAGAGCCAGACAAATCGAATGTTCCGGCACATTGTACATTCCCATTTACTTGTAATCTTGCCTGATTAAGACCGCTAGCCCATAGAAAACTACCGTTAACAAATAGACTATTAATTATAGTCGTAGTATCTGATTTATCAAAATACACATTGTGATTAACTACCACATCGTCTGTTGCCTGCGGAACACCATACTTTCTTTTCCCATTCCCAATCCAAATCGTAGGGTCGCTCCAGTTACCATCTTTAATGGTGTACCATATATTATGCTTCCGCAGCATGGATAAATTAAATGGGGATGTTGATACTACCTGCATAAATTCTAAAAATTCCTTTGTTTAACCATTACATAAATATCTGATGTTAAGGCGGCTTTGTTCCTCACATAAACCGACATGGTGCTTTCCAATGTTATCAGCCGGTTGCCTGCCAGATCAATATCGAATAATTGCGGGGCAAGGGCCGCCAATGAGGCTAACTGAACGCTGCCGTTGTTGCCGGCATTGGCCGGGACGGCGATTTGTGTGCGGTTATATTGGGCTGTAGCGTTTGAGCCGGTTGGGCAAATAATAATATCAAAGTTTCGGATGTTTGAGCTATCGGTGTTTCTAAAAAGGATATCTAAAACTACACTGGCATTTGTTGCCCCGGTAACAATTAGGGTATCTGTATTTATAGCTAAGCCCGAAGCGAGGTCAATGCCGGGATATGCGCCGGTGAGCGTAGCGAAGGATGTTGTATTTGATGAACTGTTCATAATGTTGATTGATAAAAATTGTAAGATATTTTACTGCTGCCGCCGCCGCCCACAGCAGCTGTTACAAAAGAGGTAGTGGCTATGTTTGTGGTATTATCACCGGGCGATGGTGTGGGCGCGGTCGGGGTTCCGGTAAAGGCAGGGGAGGCGAGGGGTGCTTTCAATGCGTTGTTCCCGTTTAGTTTCTGGATGCCCTGTAAAATAGTGTCTGCTGACGCCACTGTTCCGGCTCCCGAAACATACCCGGTTAATAATCCTCCTGCCGGGAAAAAGGCGGTGATCTGCGCCTGCAACTTGCCAATTGCCTGTAAAACGGTATCTGTTGACACTACTGCACCGCCGGTTAAAAAACTTATGCCGGTTAATACCGAGGCAATTACCCTGGCAGCTGTGAAATACAGGTTTGCTGAACCTTCGCCAATATTATCGGTGCTTAAACTCACGGCCCCGGTTTGACTGTTTACCGATGTAACGCTCCCTGTTCCGCCCTTTACCCATAAATTATTGGCAGTATCCCAAACATATTCAACGGCATCCGATCCGGTACTTTCCACTACAGCATACTGGCCATCAAGTCCGGCAGGATGGGCCGTTGATAAAGCCGCTGCGCTGGCAAACACCCCGACAAAATAATTACTAAGGCCGGCCAGTTTTGTTTTTTCGGCGCTGGTGTAGTCATTGCTGCTTAAGCCGTAACCGGTTACTTTGTCAACCTTGTTGGTTTCGGCAGCTTCGGCCCTTGTGGTTTCAGTAACAATGTTGCCCTGTAATGTTGTTATTGCTGTAGCAAGGTTAGCATTATCTGTTGGTTGTCCTGAAAGATTTGCAAAGGAGTTATCGTGCCATGTGGTGTTAAAATCGGTGCTGTTAACCTTAACCAATACCTGGCCCGTTGTTCCACCGGCTGCAATACCGCTGCCTGTGATGGATGTACCGGTCCCCCAAACGCCAGCTGTTTTAGGCCCGAATAGGTAATAAGATGAAGTGTTTATATAAAAATTGCCGTCTGCTCCGGTGGTACTATTGGAGGGGTTTGTGGTCCCGAATAAAATGGTATTGCCATTAGTGCCGTTCGTACCATTGGTCCCGGCGGTACCCTGCGGCCCCTGGGGCCCGGTCGCCATTGAAAACACCTGCGACCAGGCCCCGGCAGTTTTTTGATAAAATATACCGGTTAGGGTATTGATATAATTATCTGAATTTTTTCCGGTTGATGATCCGGGCAAACCGGCGCCGTAAAGCAAAGTACCATCTGCGGCGTTGGCAGCTGGGAGTGTGTAAACAACCGTCCATACACCCGATACCTTTTGAGCGAAAGAACCGGCTGATGTGTTTACAAAAACATCACCGTTGTTGCCGTTTGTGTTTTGAGGCAAGGTGGTTCCGAAGGAAATACCGGCGCCTGTGGTTAGGTTAGCTTCCAGGAAAGCCAGCAACAGGGTAAAGGTGTACTGGTAGTCGGTGCCGCCGTCAACCAGCACAGAAATATCCGATGCGTTGATGGACGATGCTACAGGTAATTCGCTTATTTTTTTATCTGACATATTATATTTTTTGATTTCACCGATTTGTGGATGATTTCACCGATTTGCAAGTTGCCTCACCTAAACGGCGCAGCCCTCATTTATGCCTTTAAAATCAACATCCTTATAAATAATCCTCTCCAAAGGAGAGGACTTGAACTGCGCTCTATTTTTTACCCTCTCCTTTGGAGAGGGCAGGGTGAGGCAACTTGGAAAGGGTTAGTGAGGCATTATTCAGTAAATAGTAAGAAGTCATTGGCATTTGGCTGGCTAAATCCCGATGGGTAATTAAAGTTTGTTCTGTCGATGCTTCGGATGCGCGGACCAGCCTGCCTGCTGCTTTTGTTTTTACCGTTATAGCGCCATAGCGGGAAGTCGGCCCTGTTGTCCCAAAGGAATTTTTCGACCTCGTTAGCGTGGGCGTTGGCTACACTGCGTTGCTGCTGCACCAGTTTTACAATATCCTTCGGGGTCACAGCATCGCCGTTGTCATGGTGCTTTATAACCGGGCCGGTTGCTGTGTAATGCACCGCATCAGCTTCAATAAAGCGGGCGAAAGTAAAATAGACCAATGTTGGCAGCAGGCCTTCGTATAGTACGATGTGCCCGTATTTATCAAGGTATTCGCTGCCGTTTAAAAGATCTTTGTAAGGTTGCGGGGCAGTGTCTTTTATGGTGCCATCGGTGTTGAAATTCTGAATAAAATCATAATACAAAGCATGGCCCAAAAAGGGTTTCAGGTCAAGGTCCTGGGCTTTTTTTATGAATACGTTCAGGCGTTCAGGTTTAATATTTACCGATATATCCTCGTAATTCTGAAATGTGGTTTGGTTAATTAAGTTCATTGATTAAGTGGTTGATTAAGTTGATGGTTAAGCCCCCTCTAAATCTCCCCCGGTTGGGGAGACTTTAGCTGCGCTCGTGTTGATTTTTTTTAAGTCCTCCCTACCGGGGAGGGTTGGGTGGGGCTACCATTTGTTCCGCTTCGGCCATTTTAAAACCGTAAGCATATACCAGCGTGGCTATTTTGTTTCCGGCAGGAAGATCAGCCAGCAGCAATTGGTTTATGCTTGCGCCTGCTTTAATACCGGTAATATCATCGGCTACATTTGCAGGAACTTGCAATATGTTCCAGTTATCAGCAGGGTTGATACCGGTATAATAATGACTGAATATTTCGGCGAACGTTTCCGACAACTCCAGCCTTTCGGGCGCAGTGTTATCATTGAATTCACGTATTGCCTCTTTCTTTTCTCCGCCATTGCTTAAACCTGATGTACCTTCGGCATTGATCAATTCCTTAGGGATCGAAAACCCTTTAATGATACGTGCCTCGACTGATTTTTCGGTAGTTGCAAAAAGCTTATCATTGTTTTGGATAGAATAGGACTGAAATTCCGGTTTCGAGGTTTCATCTTCGTACTCAATAACAATGATCTTCTGCGCACTTTTGGCCCCCTGGAATGCACCAAGGTCTTTTTCCAGTTGCGATGGTGTACTGCTGTAAGGCATTTCGTCACTATCCGGGCGGCTGTTATCGGCTTCTTCACGCCGCGATTGCATAAACAGCATGGTGGATGGTAAAAAGCCGGTTGTTACCTCGCGGTTGTTGAAAATTTTTATGCCAGCTTCAGTTTCAAAATCCTCCCATACAGAATCCGCTTCAATCAGCGGGTAATCATCTACTTCGGGATTAAAATAAAACAACTGCCCTTTATAGTTTTCCCATCCCCCTGCTGCTAAAACCTGGTCTTTTATCACCTGTTCATCCGGGTTGTATTTATCAAGGAAAGTGATCCTGCTGCGCATGATGTTTTTCCAGGTCTTTCTACCCCAGTCGGAGTAAAGTGCATACTTGTCTGCGGTTTCGGGGTTGTCGGTATCACCCATGCGGATATCCTCAAACTTTACGTAGTTTACATCGCTTATCTTAAAATTGGCGTTATAATTTACATGGATGCCAAAACCGGTGAACAGCGCCTTATCTGTAGCTACGGCTTTTAATAATTTGGCAAGTGTTAAGCCTTTTTGATTGATAACCTGCTTGCCCAAATCAGGCTGTTCAAAACCGTTGCCTGCAATAAATTTAGCCCTTTTGTTCCAGCAGTCTTTAGCAGTAGGGGAGGCAGCTACCAGTTCGAGCATGCGTTGCGGATAAGCATTATCCAGGTCGTAATTAAGTATGCCGAAAGTTTGATTTGGGCGTACAAATATCCTCCGCTCAATTTGTGGCAGGGATGTTTTCATATTTTTTGATTACACTGATTTTTTTATGATTGCACCGATTTTTTTGTCATCAGGTCATTAGGTCATTTTGCCTCATCCTAAATCCTTCTCCAAAGGAGAAGGACTTTTAAAGCCCTCTCCTTTGGAGAGGGTTGGGTGAGGCAAAATGACCCCAATGACCATGCAGACTACGCAGCTACCAGCGCCTCAATTGCAGCTATTGTGCTTGCATAAGTGGCGGTTCCGCTTGTTGGCGCTATTGATACTGCGCGTGGCGGGTATGGCTCTCTTAATTTATCCGGGTTGGTTAGTTTTAGTTTGTAGCCTCCGTCAAGCGTTTCATCAGCAGCAGTGCGTTCGGCATCGGTAAGTATCAAACCATTCACTGCCCCAAATAACTCGATGGCCGAATCGCTGGAGTTGTAGTTGTTTATGGCGATAGCGCAAACCCGGCCGTAGCCCATTGCCATTAGTTGTGTTTTGATATCTACCGAAAATCCGGCAATATTAAAGTCTATCTCTTCGGTATAGCGTGGCCCTACAGGGGTTTTGGCCAATTTCGAGATGGTATTGAAGCTATTGTTGGTGCCTTCAAACTTGTAGATTTTAGCTGCGCTTACCGCCGTTAAGCCGGTAACAATAAGCGGGTTGGTGGTGTCGTAAGTGAGGGTGATGTCGCCCTGGTTAAAGATGTATATCACATCCTCAATGCCGGCTGTAACAGGGGATGCAGTTCCTAAACTGAATCCGGCGTTTATTTTATTGTAAATTGACATGTGTTTTTAATTAAGTTAAAATGTGTTGTAATAGTTGTAAGGGTTGTAATAGTTGTAGTTGGTTTTCTTAAAACATTTACAACTACTACAACCTTTTTTAACCCTGACTAAGCTGACAAGTAAAATATCTCGTTTGCGAATTTGTAGTTTACCGCAGCTTTCATACGGGCTTTCATGCGCACTACGTTATCATTGGTGTAGGGCTTCATGTAAACGGTTGACAGCTCTGATGCATCACCTAAGAGATCAACCCCTAAAAACAGGTTCGACGAGCGGGCGCCTAAAACTGTATTTGCCTGCCAGTGGTTCATAATTTGTAAAGGGATACCGAGGTAATCCATCTTTTTCATATCAGTAAATGCGTTAATAACGTTCAGTGCTTTGTTGGCCTGTGCCTGTGCAAATGCATAGCCCACGTGTAAAGGGACTTGTAGGTTAAAATCATCCTGTATGCGGTCGGCTGGGTCAAGCTGGGCATAAACACTGCCCAAAACAGATAATACATTGCTTACATTGATGTAGCTGATGGTTGCTGCGGTAGAGGTGCCGGTGAAAGTGGCAACCAGGCGGCTGTTTATCTCGTTATAATTGCGCACCAGCTTAAATGTGGTTGCGCTTGCAATCTGAATAAAGTACGATTGCCCCTGGATTACGATGCCTGGCGTTCCATTGGTTGTATCTTTGCTTGTGCCGGTTACTGCGGTTATGGTTACAACATCGCCATCTGCCAATGTTGAAGTATCTGACACAGTTACAATACCGCTTGCATCAATTGCTGTTGCAGCCATAGATGTAGCAGGTTTACCCAAATTTACTTTGTACACACCCGATGCGGCAGCGATTGTTGGCAGTAAGCCGGGGAATGCCGCTGTAAATGTTGCCTCTTTTGTTGAGCCTTTCCCTAACCAATACAAGCGCTCATTAGCGATCTGTATTTTGGTGAGATAACGCTGTACCATAAAGTCCGACAGGTCAACTACGCCTTCGTAATCTAAAAAGGCGCCGGGTTTAAGGCTTTGTGCTTCCCAGGACTGGATGAGCTTATCCCATTGTTCCTGTTTCATAAATTCGTACACTACCGGGTCAAGATAGCTTTCGTTTTGCCGGGCAGTGGTTCCCTGGTCGTTAAATATACCCGATGGGTCTTGCAGAACCACGTTATCGTCAACGTCAAGTATCACCTTGCGTGCTTTAACGTCGTTAATAACGGTCAGTAAGCCGCGTTTTACCGAATCAGCTTCCAGCAGCGTGCTGGCCATAAACCCGGCCAGCGCTTCGCCGGCATAGGTATTGTTTGTAAATGTAAATTAAGCCATGTTTTGTTTATAAGATTTTTTTGTGTTTAATTGTCCATAGACCATAGTCCATGGTTTTTTTGTGGTTGAGAATGTGCTATGGTCCGTCGACCATTGGCTATGGACTACTTCGCTACCGCTTTCCTAACGGCATTCTGCGCGAGGATGGTTTGTGGAGCGAAAAAAGGGGCAGGTTCTGTTTTGGCTTTGTTGCTGCGTTTGGATCCATCGGTAGGTGGAGTAAAATCAGATTTGATTTCATTCTTTACTTCTTCCCGTGTTTTTTTAAGGCGGATGTTTGCTGTTTCAAGGGCTGCCTTTGCTTCTGTTAATAAAGCATTTTGTGCATGAAGTTTTGCTTTGATAGCCTGGATTTTGTTTTGGATGTCCAGAGGTTTTTTTGAGGCTTTAAACTTGTCCGATGGTGTGCTGTCGTCATCATCATCTGCATCAGGTTCGGCATCCGGATCGGTTGCAGGTGGCGTGATTTTTTGCACCTGGCCGCCCTGCACCGCCACCTTACTGCCATTTGCGGTAGTGTAAGTGTCGCTGGCTGCCGGGCTGCTCATGTCTTCGTCGTTGTAAACTTCGGTGCCCTCGTCCAGTTCCCCGGCATGGTGCAGCGCGCCCTTGTCGGTAATGGTTTGTTTGTTTACTACCTTCTTAAAGAAGTTCATAATCTTATCCAAAACCGACGTGGTTTTTTCGATAAGTTCTTTGTTTTCGATGTTCATATTGCTTTTGTTGGTTAAGATTTTATTGATACAACGCTGGTAAACTGCGGGTGCCGTACTTACATATTTTTTAATGATGATGCTGTTGCTCACTTCAGGATTGTAATCCTCTACCTGGTCGATAAAGCCAAGATCGAGTGCCTGGTCAGCAGACAACCAGGTGACGGCGTTGATCAAACTATTAACTGTAACGCCGTCCAACCCGGTTTTGTCCATATATATTTGTGCAAGGCGCGCCTGGACAATATTTAACATCTGCACATCCTTTAAAAGTTCGTCGGCATTGCCGCCGGTTCCCACCATTGGTTTGTGAATCATCAGTAAAGCATATTTGCTCATTACCACCGTTTTACCGCCCATTGCTACTATAGAAGCTGCCGAAGCTGCGAGGGCATCAACGTATGTAGTTACATTGCCATCGTATTTTTTAAGCAGATCATAAATGGCGATGGCGTCAAACGCGCTGCCGCCTACCGAACTAATGTGTACTTCCACATCCTGACCGGCCGCTGCCTCTAATTGCGATTGTACATAAGATGATGATAAACAGCCCGAGCCTATGCAGTCGGTATCGGTATCGTACAGATAAATTTTGTAACTCATAGTTTTTGATTTCACTGATTTTGGTTTTTTGATTTCACCAATTGGTTCGGATTTCAACATTTTGGTTTTGATTTCACCGATTTTAAGGCGTTATCGCATCAATGATTGATATGCTGATTGGCATAATTCAAAGATCGTAACTTTATTTTGATCTGGTGTTGACAGTGTTTTGTCAGTAATTATTTTTTATGATTTCACCGATTGTTGTGTGATTTCACCGATGTGATTTATTCAAAGGTGGCGACTTTATTTTGTTTTGGTGCTGACGCTGTTTTGTCAGCAGGTTTATTTTTCTGAACCATGATTTACATGATTTCAGGATGGCAGGATTTTTTCAATCTTCAATCCTTTTAATCTTGCTTTGGACAACGAACAATTCAAAGGTCAGGATTTTATTTTAAAAAGTTGCTGACACTGTTTTGTCAGTACCCGTTTGCCCCTTCGTGGATACCTCTCCTGGCGGAGAAGGACCTGAAGAAGGTAACTAAACTAAACCAAAACTTTTTAAATTTTTTTAAAAGCAATAGCTTTTACTTTATCGGTCTTAAAATCCTGTTCCAGCGTACTTTGTGAAACAGGTCTTGCGTTGAATCAATGCTAAGCCAGGTGATCATGGCTTTACCAATTATATGGTCTTCCGGTACATAGCCCCAAAAACGGGAATCAAGGGAATCGTGACGGTTATCACCCATCATCCAGTAATAATTCATTTTAAAGGTATAGTTGTCAGCTTTTTTGCCGTTTATCAGGATTTCTTTTCCTGTCGTATCAACTTTGTTGTGCTCGTAAACTTCAATAGCGCGCCTGTAAAGGGTAAGGGTTGAATCGTTGAGTTTCACTGTCCAGCCTTTTTTAGGTAACACAAGCGGGCCAAAATTGTCGAGATTCCATTTAAAACGTGCATTATACGGGAATATTTCCGGGTCAGCCTGCCCGGCTTTTTGCACTTGGGGCGTCACACTTTTTATATTCGAAAAACCTTTAAAAGCTGCCAGGTTTTGATTTGGGATGATCATCTCATAAGTATCCGCACTCATCTGCTGTCTAACGGTAATATTCAGGTCCTGAAAAACCTGTGGGTTAATGTCCTTCCCGTCAGTTACAACGGTATAGGACGTTTGTGCTTTTGGCGCATTTAATGCGGCTTTGCCATTGATATATACCTGTGCGTTGATAATGGTGAGTAAATCGCCGGGAGTGGCCTGGCAGCGTTTTATCAATGTGGTGCGTTGGTCAACCGGTATATTCTGATCGGCTTCTTCGGGTTTGTTAAAAACTACAATATCGCCTTTTTTAGGGTCTGATAATCCCGGCAAACGGAAATGGGGGAGCTGGATACCATCCCAGTAGGTTTTTATACCATACACTACCGGTTCGGTAAAAGGTATAGATAAAAGTGTGATTGGCATACGGGGGCCGTAACTAAACTTGCTCACAAACAGGTAATCGCCGGTTAATTCGGTGCCTTCCATGGAACCTGATGGAATAGCATAAGCCGAAAACAATAAACCGCGGATAATCGTGGCGGCTACAACTGCAAATAACAGTGCATCCAGCCACTCGCGGGCTGTACTCTTTTTAGGCTTTGGGTTATTTGTTTTCTTTTTGAATGCAATGTTCCATTTCATGATAAACAGGGTTTATCACTGAGATGAAAATACCAGTCTGGTTGTTACAAAAAAAAATGAATTTTCTCTGTCAGGCAGCCCTATTTTTTAAGTAAGCTTAAATGTAGCTCATCATTAACCAATTTCAAGCTCAATTCAGATTGTTTTTGAGCTTGAAAAGTAAATGCGATGAGCTTAAAATAATTTATTGCCCACTGTCAAAACTATTCAATGCCCGCCAGATGGTGCGCTCATCTTTCATGAATTTTACTTCGGCTTCCAGTACGGCCTGGCGCTTGTTTAGGCCACGGGTTTTTCGCTGTGCTTCTATCCAAAGATAGATCTCGCGGTAAATGAAAACTTTTGCGGTAATAAATCCGGCCTTGTACATGGCTGAAAATACACCATCTTCAAATAGCGTGTTGGCAAGTTTAATATTCATTTAATTGGTTGATTAGGTTGGATTGAGTTGATTAAGTGAGGGGTTTAGTACGATTTTGAAAAACCTTTCAGCTTTCGCCTTTAACCTTTCGTCTCACAAATTCACCCTGTTCACTGTTTGCGCCAGTATGTTTTGCTGGTTGTTCACGTCTTTCACATCAACATAAACAGGAGGGAAGTTGTTGATCATCTGGTAGGCTATGGTATTGGCAAGGTTCTTTTGGTCAGTTACCGGCTGGTTGTAATACCGGTTGGCATCACCGCCGTCGGTAAATACGCCGCCGACGGCAAAGCCACGGCCGGGGTTAGTCGTGGAAAAATCCCGTCCACCAAAGCCCACGTTTATAGCGCTTACCAGGTTGCGCGCCCAGGGCACTTGCATAGCTTCGGATACCACTATGCCTTCGCCCGAGCGGAGGAACGCGTTGGTATTGTCGGTTTTGCTATAACCAGTCAATACACCGCCATGGCCATCTGATGTATAATGCAGGCCGCCCTTTGCATAAGCAGGCGGTTTTTGGGCGGCAATAGTGGCTACCTGTATAGCTGTTTCAGCAATAATTGCGGGTACAAATAATGCCGCCAGTACACCCGTTTGTGATGTGCCTTTAGTTACGGCCAATGCCCCGTTAATAACCGCCTGAAGTATTGAGGCTTCCTGTTCCTGTTTAAAAGCCTTTGTTTTTATTTTGCCTTCCTGTTGTTTAAATTTTTGTTCAATAGCCAGTTTTTGTGCCGATGTAAGGCTGCTGTTGCTTAATTCAGCTGCTTTATCTTTTTCAAGCCCCGAAATTTTAGCTTCACTTGCAGCAGCAATACTGTTCTTTATGATAGAAATAGCTGCATCGGATACTTTTTTTGCTTCCTGCAACTCGAAGTTTTTAATGTCTTCAGCAGCTTTTTCTGCTTTTGTGTTTTTTTCAAGGATGGCCTTATCATCTAAAGCCTTTATCTCTTTGTTACGGCTGTCTTCTATTGCTTTTATTTTTTCGCTATTGCCCTGGGCTTGCTCAATTTCAAATTGATACTTATCCGTGATCAGTTGTTTTTCGGCAGCTAATTTGCCGGATGGGTCAACCGTATCTTTAACAAGTTTTTCATCCGCCTGTAATATCCTGTCGTTTAATTCTTTTGCTTTTTCTATTAATTGGCTTTGCAATTCATCAACAGCAGCCTTATCTTTTTCACCAGCAGCATCAGCCTTTTTACTGTCAGTTGGTTTTGTTTCTGCAGGAGTACTTGCTGCTTGTTCTTGTGATTTTTCGCTGATCTTCTTTTTTGTTGCCAATAGTTTATTCAGTTTTTTCTGATGATCATCGACAACCTTATCCGCTTCTTTAAAACCTTCGGTATAAGCATTCGCGACTTGTGTACTCACTTCGGCGATACCGTTTTTAACTGATTTAAAAGCACTTGTAATTTTATCTGTTGCATGGGTAACGCCAGTAAAAGCCTGAATGGCGCCATCAGCCATTTTTTTGAAATCAAGGTGGACAATGCCATCCAATATTACGCTAAAGGCTTTAAAGCGGTTGATGATATTCTCTTTTATCATATCCGCCAAAGCTTCAATACTCTTAACAGGGTGGCTAACTGCATCAACTATAATTTTACCAAGGGCTGCAAAAGCTTTGTGTATGGAATCTACAACAAAGCCTATAGCCGAAATTGCTCCTTTTAGTTTTTTGCTTCCTTCGGTGGTTTTCGTAAAATATTCAACTACTGATTGTAGCACCAGCACCAATAACCCAAACCCTGTAGTTTTTATTGCTTCGCCAACGCTTGAAAAACCTGTTTTTACTACAGATAATCCACTTTTTAATGCATCAAACCCTTTTGCGGCACCCTGAAGACTTGGTCCAAAAGTGCCTGATACACCTTTGAGTTTATCAAAGCTCGAACTTAGCGCATTTATAGTTCCCTTATGTACGTCAAATACCTCGCGGCTTTTGTTGAGATCGGTTACCTGGCCGGCAATAGTGTTTGACAATGTGCCTATTTGTGCATTCAGCGCCTTTACGCCGGCGGAGTGATCGCCCTGGGATTTAGACAAGCTATCATACTGCTGCAATAGAGAAACCATCTTATCCTTATTTTGCTGCAACGCGCTATTTGATGTGCCCAGCGCTTTCACATTGTTGTCAACCGCTTTGCTGTGGTTGTCAATTGCTTTGCTGTGATTATCAATAGCCGCTTGCGTAGCCTTTACCTGGGTAGCCATATCCTGGTAAACTTTGGTATTTTGCTGACCAGAATCGGTTAATTGTTTTTGCTTTTGCAGCAAAGCATCCAGTGTTTGGTTCAGATCAGCTATACTCTGTGCCACCTGGTTTGTATCGGCCTCTACCTGTATCAGGATTTTTTTGCTAATGTCGTCTGCCATTGGTTATTTTCGTTAAATGTTTAATATGCCAAATGGCATAATTTGTTTTTAAAAACAAGCCCGTTTCCAGGCCTGGTGTATTTAGTAATTATTAATAATCGGATTTTTCTTTTGCTTTGTCTTTAGCTATTGCCTTGTCAATAAGGGGGCCATTTTGATAAGTTAGCTCAATTGACATTTCCGAAACAATTACTTCGGATAATGTATTCTCTCCGGATTCCCAAATTGTTTGGTAATCTGCATTTCCGGATTGTATTGCAGTAATTTCAAATCCGTCACCATCGGCATAGGGCGATTTAAACGTTTTAGTTGCTGTGCCTTTGCCATAAACATCATTGAGGTCGCTCGCTAAGGCATCGTATTCATCAATGATTTTTGCTTCTAATTCCGGATCGAAAAAGAAATCAGCTTCGTAGGCTTTATTGTCAACGAGTTTTACGGCAAATAGTGAAGATGCCCTATGGCCTAATTTAACGCCCGTAAACTTTAATAATTCAGTAGTGCTTTTACTGGCAAGGAACAGCCCTCCTTTTGCTTTTATCGCAGCTTTAACAGTGGCGGCGTCACTGCCAAATTTAATTCCTAAAAAGCCGTCAATAGGTTTGGTGGTTTGCGAAATACCCAAAAAAGGTATTAATAATAATGCGATAAATAAGGTTTTTTTCATGTTGTATTTTGCTAATTTTTTTGGTAAACTTAA